AGTTCTACACTCCGGGTGAACCTAATAGCGGGTGGATTCATGCAAGTTGGGTTGAAGGAACACCAAGAGCATCATTTTTACATGCGTATAGGTCAGAAGGTAAAACAAAATACAAGCCAATATTAGGAAAAGCAAGGGATCTTTTTTAAATGAGAATACAAGCAGAAATAGTTAATGGTAAATGTCCCACTTGTGAGGAATTTACAATGCTAGTTGGACTTACAAAAGAATTTTATAGATGTATGACCTGTGGCACAGATTTAGAACAACACATAAATGGTGTTATAAGTTATATACCACGTTTACATAAACATACATTAAAATCAGAAGTAGATAAATATTTCGATGGCCAAGAAAGCTAAAAGTTTATATACAAAAATAGAACACGAGCCCATATTTCACAAAACAAGTATAGGTAGAAATCCTAGTCTAGCAAAAATGAATAAAAGTAAGCGGCGTATGTTCAAAAAATACCGAGGCCAAGGCCGTTGACAAATATCCCAATTTATCCTATATTATGAAAATGAAAGGAAAATATGTTTAATAAAATAGTTTTAAAATTTTATCTATGGTTAATGGGTTGGTCAGGTGTGATTAATTCTTGGGCATAC